AGGATAGTATCTAGACTAGGTCATAATTTTAATGATGATGTGACAGAATTATCACATATTTGTAGTAGCAATTACTATTGGGATCCAGTGTTAGTAGTCCATGATTCTAAATCCGAAGTAGCTGATTTACGCGTGCCTGACGGTAATCAATATGTAGCACAAGGAATGACTAATCATAATAGTGGGGCCGAAAGAATTTATAGCGCCATAACGCCTTCGCTGGCTCAGTTTTCGCCCAGAGATGCGGTAGATAAATTAAAACCGATCGGTCCTTCGGAGGGCCGGATGATTTTAATCTCCTCTCCGGACGCAAAGGAGGGTTTTTTCTATCGCCTCTATCAGCAAGCCATGTCTGGCGGAAAAGGCGCTTCGGACATGCTAGTGATACAGGCTCCGACTTGGGAGGTAAATCCCACGCTTGATAGTAGTTATTACGAGAAAGAATACTATAAGAATCCAAATGCCTTCATGACGGAGCACGGTGCGGAATTTTCGGACCGTGTAAGAGGTTGGATCGAAGATTCCGCAGACTTAATGGAATGCGTAAGTCCCACCCATAGACCTACAGATCGTGGTATACCACGTGAAATACACTTTGCCGGTATAGACGTAGGTCTGGTGAATGACGGAACATGTATAGCAATTACACGAATACATGATGGGAAAATAGAGCTGGTCTACCACGAAATTTGGTATGCAAAGAGGAAATGGAAGGACATAAACCCTCACTTAAAAGAACCACTTGTTCCATATGCACACACATTGCAAGATCAAATTAGACTAGATATGAGTGAAATTGCCAAATGGTTTAAAGAAATATCTAGACGATTTTATATAAATAAAGCCATATTCGATCAGTGGTCTGGAATTGTGTTTGAGCAGGAATTACATAAAAACGGTTTAACGCAGTTTGAGATCCGAAACTTCTTCACTTCCGAATCTTCGCAAATGTACCAGACGTTTAAAATGTTCATTTATAACAAGCAGCTTAGACTATATGATTATCCCAGGCCCGATTCACTGGATGGTGTAACTGGAGGGCGGCATTCACCTCTGATCACCGAACTCCTAGAGCTACAGGCCACATCTGGTGGTAAAAATATTGTGAACGTAGAAGCACCAAAGGCACCGGGTAAGCACGATGATATGGCGGATGCCGTGGCACGTTCTATTTTATTAGCTTCTGAATATATACAGGGAAATCCGGGGATTTTAGAGAAGAAGGTCTTTAGCAGGGCTGTAGACCAGGTATTGGTAAGATCCGTGGGGTACGGGTCTTATCATCGAATGCGTATGGCCCTTCATGGTGGAAATAAGTTAAGGACCCCTCCAAAGATAAAACCTCGATGAATTATTTTTAGCGATTTTAATTTATGAGTGAGACATATGACATAACCCAGACAATTGCTTATAGGATAGTAGATTCCATAATCTCACACATTTATTCTGATGAAACTATGAATGAACATGAATTTGTGAGTATTTATAATGGTTTTATAGATTTCGGCGGATCATGGCAGAGTGTCGTCGAAGGAGATCCAAAAGAATTCGCTAAACTAAAAAAGATAATTAAAGCATTCGTTAAAATACGTCGTAAACCCAAGAAGTATGGTCTCAAATGAGTAAGCAGGACACTGCCGAAAGATTAATCGTAGCACGAAATGCTTTAGAATCTATTTTATCCCAGCTAGACCCTATTCCATCAATAATTATCAAAGTATTAAATGAACTGGATGACTGGGATCGTAGATATGCGAGAGACTATTTTGGTCGTTCCATGAATCTTGGATATATATCAAAAATTAATCAATGTAAAACATTAGTTAACTCTTATAAATCACTGTATAAGCAGGTCCAGACATATCGTTCAAAGGTGAAGTTAGCCTTTGATAGTAGTGTTAATGATACAGAATCAGGTAGGGATTAAAAATGGCAAAGCGCACTCAAAAACCAGCTCTACCTGTAGTAGAAGTATCTGATCAACCTGTTAAAAAGCAAAAGCTCACTAAATTAGAGCGTATTGCTAGACAGGAAATGCGTCAGTCCATCCGAGTCGCTGCTTACGGTGGTGATTTTGGGAATATGGGTGGCGGAAATATAAAAGCTGGTGATTCCTCATTTTATAGTCCCCAGTTATCAACCGACTTCCTCGAGCTTCCTCAGTCGGAGCGTGAAAAGCGCGAGTTATTTAGATTTTGGTATCATACACATCCTATAGTCGGTGCGGCCATCGACTTCCATACTGATGTTCCTATGTCAAAATTACGTTTGTCTTTACCTAAGGGAAAAGACCCGAAGCGTAATAAGCAGATCCTGCATTTCTATAAAAACATGTGCAGTAAGATCCAGTTATTCCAGACGTTATATGATGCAACACATGAATATTGGCTTAATGGAAACGTTTACATGTTTTGCGAAGATCATGACCTGACGAATGAAATACCGGAAGACCTCTTATCTGTAGAAGAGGAAGAAGAAGTAGGTGAAATTGATTATGTTGGACGTGTTCAGAAAAAGTCAGTAAAAAAACGTACTTTAATGCCTGAAACAGTTCGTTCTCAGAATATTCGAAAATATGTATCAGAAAAATATCAGGGTTGGCAGAGAATTCAGATTCTTCCACCGGAACAGATAAAGCTTGAGGTGTTCCAGTATACTAATAAGGTTCGGATGGAACTAATTCCATCAGAGAAAGATCGTTTATTAGTCTTAAAAGCTCAAGAAAACACAGATATAGAAACGAACAGAATAGCAGACGATATACCCGATCAAATTCGAGAAAATTTACTTAGTGGACAGCCCATACCTCTTAACACGTCACCGTATGATGACTTTTTATGTAGCTCGTTTTGCTATCATTTAGCACATAAGAAAGCAGCATATGATGATCGTGGTATCTCTCTTTTAGAGAGAATACTCCGGACATTAGTCTTTCAAGATAAGCTTCGCCAGGCCCAGACTTCTATCGCTTCTCGCGCAATGACCCCTAAGCGAATTGTCTGGGCGGACAAGATGTCTGAGCCGGACACAGACTCCTTACGTGATCAGATTGATCAGGCGATTATTGATCCTGATTTCACAGTTGTTACTAACTTTGAAGTGCATTGGGATGAAATTGGTTCTCGGGATCGTCTCCTAGATTTAGGAACGGAGTACGAAACCACAAATAAGATGCTTTATATTGGTTTACGTATCACTGAAAGTATGCTTACTGGTGAATCTACCTACTCGGGTGAAAAGATTCACTTGGACGTTATGAACACTATGTATCTGCTTTATCGGGAACGCATGAGTGAGTTCGTAGAGGAATGGTTATTTAAGCCAGTGGCAGAGAAGAAGGGGTATTGGGAGGAGGACGAATATGGAAATCGTAACTTACTTTACCCTAAACTACAATTTACACGTCTTGCTCTTAGAGATAATTCTGAACTTCAGGATTATATGTTTAATCTTTACCAAAAGGGATCTTTGCCTATCTCCTTCATTTTGGACCTTCTAAACATAGATTCCGATGATGCATTAGAAACACTTAAGCGAGATATGTTCACTCCTAATGATTCGACTTTTAACGAATTCCTAAAAAACGTTCTTAGTAAAGCGGGTGATGAAGCAATAGAGAAGACTGATGTATTTGATCGTATAATTACCTCCATAAATCTTAAGCGAATGGACAAGAAATCAGATCGATTTGGGAAGGATGAATAAACTATTTTTATAATCTTATCATGATATGTCATTTTTGCGAAATGCAGACCGTAATTTAAGCGAATCTGAAAAGGACGCGAAAGAGGCTGCTTCTTTATTACCCTCCGCTCGAAAGCCTAAACCTAAGAAGAAGCATTCTACCTCTCGCGGTGCCCCAAGATTGCAGCAGCGTAAGGGAAGGGTAAAAGTCACAGATCCTGATGTAGTCCCTGTAGATACTGTAGCGTATGATTTAGATTTATCTTTAAATCATAAATATTCTAGCGTAGCATATCGAATCTCTGCAGGATCTGATATCGCTGGATATAGAAAAGCTCTTGACGATTATCTAGAATTTGTAGAAAAGGATCTACCTAAATCATTCCCTGATGATCAGTATTTAGATAGATTCAAAGTCTTATTTAGTGGCATGGATGAGTTTATAAAACTGTTAGATCTAGCTGGAAAATATAATGAAAAATGGGGAAATTATCTACAAAGAAATATTTTATCGTTAGCATCTACTAATAAAGAAATAAAACCACAATTAGAAGCATTTGTCAAAATGCTAGATATGAAAGATGACTTTAAGGACTATGATAAAGTCAAAAAAATATTCGGGAAAGAAAGTAATGGACGAACCATATCGAAAGATAAATCAGATAGAATTTTCGGAAATAATACTATAACCGTGATCGAAAACGCGCGAAAGCATTTATATGATTTCTCAAAGGAAAATATCGATATTCTAAAGAAAATGCCAGATTATGTCATAGATGCTGTGGGCGGCGAAAGAAAGAAGATTAAATCCGTTAATTTAGACGTCTTTACTCGTATCATCGGCTCTAAAAATGATAATGAATGCTGGTCGGTATTTGCATCATTTCTAAAAAGACTAGAAAGTGTAATGAAATCTACTAGCTTCAGTGATGATATAATTGATCTCTATATGACTAATATAGAGAGTACTAGTAGTAGTAAGGAAGAATTTTCAAAAAAATTAGATGAACTTCTCGAAAAACTTAAGCAAGATAACACTGATCAGACTATATCTGGAATGAAGTTACAAGGAGAAATATTTAAACTACCTTTTTATAAAAGTCTACGAAATTATTTATTAAAAATATTAAAAGATAATAATATAGGCTCGATCTCTGAAAAAGACAAAGATAATATCATTAAAGAAACCGATGAGGAGACTGCAACTGAATATAAGAAAATAATGCTTAACAAGGTATTAGAAATATATAAAGAATATCTTGGCGAGTCGTTTAAAACTTCCATCACTGAATTGATGGAGGGATATGATGATGAAGACTCTCCGGCCTATGATTGGCTAGATGCCGCCATAAATGCAGGTAGTAGGATGCTAAAAAATATGGATTCGGGAAAGTGGGATGAAAAAAAGTCAAAACGTGGGACATTAACCAGAGAGCAGTTGAATGAAAGAAATACAAAACTTTATGAAGGAATGTTAGAAAGATTCGGTCTTAAAGAAAAGAGTGATGCAGATTTAAAAGCAATGGGAGTTCCTACTCTGGAAGAATTTAAGGGCGGTTTCTCACGGACGAGCAGCACCATTAAAAAGTTTCAGTCTTCTAATAAAGGTTCCTTATATAGAGGAATATCCATGCCCCGCACTGCTGCTTACCATGGCGTTTTGATGCAAGGACATCCGAACGGCCCCACAAATTCTGGGTGGAATTCGATCGATAAGCGATATATAAATAAGTCCCATTTAGATGCTATTATAGCTTCTGCTAAGAAAATGCTAAAGGATAATCCTTGGTTTGAATATAACTGGGGTGGCGGAAGCAATGATGCGCCCTTTAGAGCTGCTTTAGATCTGGCAATTTATACAGCTGATAATAATTCATATCAATCTAAGATAGATGCTCCTACATATGAAAAACTCCTGAATAGACTCGCTAGCTGGGATTATGATACTTTCGAAGATACAGTTCTTAACATGCCAAAAGATCCAAAAAAGCGAAAGGCTTCAACCGATTACCTAGCGATGGCAGACGATTTTGACAGGTGCCATGAACTATTAAAAAGGTTTAAGTAATAAGCAGATCTTTAATTAAAAGGATATATTATGGATAAAACGGCTGCTCTAAACATTCTTCGGATAGCAAATGATCTGCTACCCACGGACCCCAGCAATGCACACGCTCTAGTACGAAATCTTCGAAATTATCTTGAAGAAGGATCTAAGCCAATGAATCGCCAAGCAGCTGTAGAAGAGATATCAAGCCTCATTCGTGTGGCATATGAAAATCCAGAATCACGCCCTGCTCTTCTCCCTATTATCGCTTCAAAGCGAAACGCCTTAAAGAAGAAGTCTTCTAAGAAGCCTGCAGGAAAGACTTCTATGAAGAAGGCTACCCCGAAGAAGGCTACCCCGAAGAAGGCTACCCCGAAAAAAGTTTCGTCGAAGAAGTCTACCCCGAAGAAGGCCACCAAAAAATCGGTGAGCCGTAAGCGTCGCGCATCTGAAGAGGTTCAAATCACATCTTCTGACGCTAACTGGTGATATTTACGTTTTTCATACTTAATGGAAAACAGACCCGGGAGTATAAAAATGGTCCACAAGTCAGTAGCTAACAAGGTGCTCAGTAATCTCGATTCAGCCGCTAACCGTCTAGAGGTTCTAGCGAAGGCTGGTAAGATCAACGGCCGCACGGCTGCCACGCTCATTCGTGAGCTAGATAGCTTTGCTGATCGTTTTGAGGCCGCCTCTTTCGGTAAAGAAAGCCTCAAGCGTCGCGTCTCAACTTGGATGCACGGCGATCAAGACGAGGCTTCCTATATGAAGACTTATGACAACACGGTTAAGCCGATCGTTGTCGCGGCCGATGAGCCTTACATGCATGAAAGCGGTCCTAGCGCTCGTTGGGACTCAATCCCCACCTTCGACGCCGACCGTTCGTCCACGGTCATGGCACGCCCGGAATATAACGTGGTGGGCGTGAGTGAGTTTTCGAATAGCGGTAAGACGGTGAAGCAGCCTTCCTGGCCTGGTGCCGGAAAAAATCACAAGGCTTCGACCAAGCAATGGGCTGACTGAGATGATGGACGGTCATTCGCGCAGCAAAGGCGGGAAAACTATGTCATATGACGTTCGGCCCCGCCTTGCGTTCGTGGATGACCGTTTATATGCAAAGGAGTTCAGGACGAATGAGTGTGTGCGGAAGACCGGGCTCCGCGATTTCGTCCTGACTCCTTACGCAGGTCGCGTTTTATATAGTAACCCGGACACGGGCGTAGTAGTGGTGCAGTGGCCTTGGGGTGCGGAAAATAACACGCCCACGGAACTCGTTCATGATAAGTCCGGTGATTTCGGGCTTCCCATGTTGGATCAATCTTATAAGACCTGGGAATCGGCACGCTATACGTCGACACCGGAATCTAATAAGACAGATGCAAAATGGCGAAAATCCTTAGCCTCCGATATTCATTTAGATTATCAGGATAAAATTAAGCCTTTATACGTTTCAATCAGCAAATTAGTTTATAATAATGTTCCTGAAAAAACGGCCCCTAAATATCTGGGTCGTTTCGCGTCAAAGCTTGGTGATTATGTAGTAGAAGAAGCAATATCAGATGTTTATACCGAGGCTCGTAGAATAGCATTTAAATATCAAAAAAGTACGAATAAATATATGGTTTCCCCAGTTGAACTCGAGCAGGGTCTATCTTGCCCAAGATGTTTTTGCGGAATCGATGACTCCGGTCGAAAGAAGCGAGTCATGATTCAGTGTCCTTCGTGCGGTTTTACTGCATTGATGGAGACACTTCAATACCCCTGATTAGATTAAGAGATCTTTAATACTCATAGATGTATATGAGTATTTATCTCGATAGAATGCTACGCGTGGCGCGTATCGTATCCCTAAACGACCCAGGGGTAGGCCACGATTTAGAAAAGAATATCCGAAAGATAGCTGTATACTCTGGTGGCTCCGGTTCTTATTCTTCCTTTGGCGGTCCTAATAGGGGTAAATTACGTCATATCTATTTTGATTATTATAAGGAAGCAATTAATAAGTTTATTGAGTATGCGAAAACCGAACTTGAATATTTAACACAAGTCAAGAAAACATTTGAAATAAACGAAAAAGATGGTGGATGGCCTAAAGAATTAGCTAAGGAAATAGGTTATGATTATAAAAAAGGCGAGTCTTTAAAAACTCCGAATAATCCTGTAGGAAACTCATTATTAAAAGAGGTGCTTGGTATTGAGCAACCTGTGTTTGGTCGTACTGCCAGCCTTGGGAAGCGTTTGGCATTCTTACGAAAAAAATCACGTCATCATTTAGCTTTATTTAAGGGCATTAAAGAGAAAATAAAGGGATTATTTAAGGGTAAGGAAAAACCATTAGAAGACATAGATCTCCTAGAGCAGGGGATATTTTACCAGAATGGGGTTCCTCAAACATACAGCAAGTCTTTCGAGACAGAGATAGAAAAAATCTTCAAAAAATGTCAAGAATACTTGTCCGAACTATCACTGGAAGAGACAAAATACAAAAATTCTTATAATATGCTATGGCGATCTCCTAGCTACGATAAGTTAATGAAATGTATAGAGGATGCTAGTAAGTTAGAAACTGAAGGTAAACGCGCACTTGAAAAAATTTCAGGTCTAGAAGAAAAACTTGTCCCGAAAAAGACAGATGCGAAACGAATAGAAGAAATAGAGACAGAATTTTTCGGAAGTCCTCTAGAAAAGCCTTCGACTTTGACAATTACGCAAAAAGCAGTACGATTAGTGGATGATCCATCATCGCCCGAGGAATTAAAAGCAGCAAAGGAGCTTTATTATTCTTTAGGAGAAATGTTAAAAAGAAAGAATGCTCTTTGATTGATTTTTTAATTAGCAACTAAATTAGTAATATGGCTCGCAAACACTACGCAAATGCTATTATTTCTCATCAAAATGTCCCTTTTGATGAGTGGATGGAAGTACTGCGTAGTCAAAATGAAGGAGCTGTACCGCGTGATCACGTTCACCGTATAGCTAAGACGGTCCTTCGTAAATGTGATCCTAAGCAATATCTACTGTCCCATGCCACGATTGTAGCTTCGGTCGATACATTCGCTCCTAAGGGAGCGAAGACCGGCCGATTCATGAATCGTGGTGTTCAGGTAGACGTTAGATATCCGGATTACAGAATTAAGCCGCAGGGCTTAGGAATCATTAATAATAACGGTGATGTTTGGGAGCGTTCTCTGCTTTTATCTACGTACCGGACGTTTATAGGTGCTCCGAATTATTGTGAGCACGTACAGATTCCAGAATTGTCAAAAGGTTTCATAGTAGACGCGGTCGCACGCGATCTTGGTCATTCATGTTATATAGATATACTGGTAGCTACAGATCGTAAGCATACTCAATTAGTGCAGGATATCTTATCCGGAGACATGAATGCCATGTCGATGGGATGCATATCTATGTTTACTGTGTGTACCAAATGCGGGAACGTAGCGGCTGATGATAGTCAGCTATGTCCTTGTATTCAATATGAGGGTAAGCATACGGAATTCGTAGATGAATCTGGACAAAAGCAAAAGATAGCTGAGTTAATAGGACATGTAAGTGTGCCGAATAGTAATCAGTTCATCGAGGCATCGTGGGTAAAGAACCCTGCCTTCGCGGGTGCTGTTCGTAGAAATTTCTTAAATAAGGATATGATTAAGCTATCTGCGAAGATAGACGAAGCGAAAACGGTTTATGAAATTAGAAAAGACATATCTGAACCTGTGGGGATGAAAAAAGCGGCCGGGACTCTCCGCAAAGCGGATCAAGATCCTGCGGATCCGCCGTCAGATATAATGGATATGTTAAGTGGTGGGGGTCAGGGAGAATCACCGGATCAGGGATCCCCAGCTCCGGATTCCGAACCCGGCCAGCAGGGCGAAGAGCAAGAAGCTGCTAAATCTGATGCTGCTGCGGCGTCCGATAAAATTGATGGACTGCTCGATAAAGTACAAGAGCAGTTACTCACCATCATCGTAGAAAAACTCGGTGATAAGCTAAAGCCGAAAATGGAAGATGTGGGGACGGTAAAGCCGGCACCCGATTTATTAGAAGGAAACGATAACGTAATCCGATCATCAAACGATTTTGGTCGTTTGGTAAGAAAACGTTTCGCAAGTACGCCTAAACTCGTAAACTGGGCGGAGCGGACGTACAAAATCGTTCATGAAGGTGGTATTAAATCGATTCGTGCTGCATCTCTACAGCCGCGCGATTTAATAGTCCTTTCATGGATAATTGATAGTGTTAGGGGTCGAAGATACGCTTCTGACCTCTATCATCTAGCAATGCACGTTGGTCCTTTAAGCAACTATCCTAGCGAAAAATCTTTTCTGACTGCCTGTTCTTTAAATTTCGGGAGAGCTTTAAATACCCGAGAAAAAGAATTTTTAGTCTGGAAAGGAAAAATCGCGAGTGTTGGGCGCTTATAAGACGTTGATGAACGTATCTCACTAGGAGGCTCATTAAATCATGCGCACGCGTACCACCTGGCAGGTCAAGGATCGCGAAATGGCGCGTCAGGCGGCAACGCACCGACGTGCAGATATCTACGAGATGAACTACGGGGGTCCTCGCCCCCAACCCACTCCGGACATGTATATGGCCCCCAATGCGGGTCCGGATACTTGGGCCGAGAGTCCTTCATCGTACGACCATATTGGCGTGGAGTACGAGAAGGGTGCAGTAAAGCGAAATGAAATCGGGATGGCCGAATGGCGTCCCGAGACGTTTGATCGCCCCGCTTGGGGCGACGTTAAGAAGTATGACAACCGCATGGCTTCGGACAAAAAAGCCGTGGCGGCGCAGCGATTGGCATCTACGCTCCTCAAGACCGAGGACCGTGGTCTCATCCGCAAAGTGGCACTCGGCTTTATGACGATGCCTTCCGAGGCGATCTCTTCGGCACTCTCAGCTGTATCGGCGGCTTCGCCTTCCGCACTTCCTGATGACGCTCGCTTTAAGCGCGCTCTTGCTTGCACCAAGCTAGCGGCCAACATGCTGGGTCGCACGGCCACAGAGGCTATGGTCGAGCGTCTTGCTCGTTCGATTTATGAGATTGATGACCCAACCCTTCGCAATATCGTTAAGTCCGTCTCCGTAGCGCGTGTTGCTCAGCAACAACAGCAGCAAGAGGAGGAGGAGGAAGGGAAGGTAGCAGAGGAAGAGGAAGAGGAAGAGGAAGAGCAGGGTGGTGGTATGAAGCCACACAAAGCCTCTCCCAAGGCTAAGAAGCCGGTGAAGCCGACTGCTGAGAAGAAGGTAAAGGGCGCTTGGAGCTCTGTTGCCGAGGAAGAGGAAGAGGAAGAGGAAGAGGAAGAGGAAGAGGAAGAGGAAGAGCAGGCTGGTGGTATGAAGCCACACAAAGCCTCTCCCAAGGCTAAGAAGCCTGCCGCCGCCTCCCCCAAGCATATGGCTGAGGAAGAGGAAGAAGAAGAGGAAGAGGAAGAGGAAGAAGGCGGGATGGATTTTGGTGCTAAGCATATGAAGCACTCATCCGATAAGTCTAAGATGGCCGAAGAAGAATGCTACGCTGAGGAAGAGGAAGAGGAAGAGGAAGAGGAAGAGGAAGAGGAAGAGGAGGAAGGCATGTCACCTGAGGTGACTGCTATGCTGGGTCAAATGCAGCCCGCTGCCCCAATGGGCGGTGGAATGCCAGGCCTAGATGCCATGACGGCCGCTCCAATGGCCGCTCCAATGGCCGCTCCTGCTAAGATGGCCTCTTCGCTCGAAGCACTCTTCGCGGACGATCCCGAAGTGCGCGCACAGCGCCAGATCGTGGCTTCGCGTAACCAGTCCGCTTCCGGCTTCGCTCGTGAAGCTTCTACGAAGGGCGCTAAGAAGCTTGGATCGGTTCAGGCCAAGAAGGCTAACCCCATGTCTTCTCTAGAGTCGCTCTGGGATCGCACCTGATCCAGATTCGCGAAGGAAGCAGCGGAAGACCTCTGCTGCTTCCTTCTTAAACTAAATTGAATAGATATACAAAGACTAACCTCAAGGCTCAGTAAATCGGTCAAAAGAGCGACGGTTAACGGGATAATAGGCGTACGGATTCGCAGGTTACTGGACTGAATCCCCGCTTTTTAAATCGTTAACCATATATTCAATTACCGAAGCTGAAGCACCGGAGAAATGACAATGGGATCGATCGGCGGACAGGCATCAGGCGATTTTCGCCTTGACAATAGTGCGCTGCGTATCCTTTACTCGCTCATCAAGGACAGCATTCCTTCGTTAGCGAGTGATGGGTTTACGCAGACGAATCCTCCAGTAGTAACCACCTCGGCCAACGTCTCAACCACGTTGCCTGTGAACGTCAAGCGTGGCGTTCTTGGCGGTTCAGTGGCCTTCCTGCGTCCAGACGTGGGTTCTAACACCGTGGGTGGCGCCACCCTGGTGGGTGGTCTTTACGTAACCAACACGCGACCTGTTGGTCTCTTCATCAACGACGCCGTAGGCAACGCCTATGAGAACACGCCAGCCGTAGCTTCGGGCAAGTCGCCCTTCCTACGTGGTGGTTCAGTCGGTGTGAAGATCTACGAAACCCAACAACAGATCGGTGGTAATGCCGATCTCTCATACGCTGTAGGCCAATTCCTTTACGCTTCAGTTAACGGTCTACTTACCAACCGCTGGCAGGACTCGTACGAGAACCAGTGGATTGGTGGTATTGAGCCGGACGTCACCCGTATGGGTGTCGTTCTTTCACCCCCTGACGCAACCTCATCGGAGATGTTCGTAGCTCTCTTCTTCTGAGAGTAAAGAACATACAGGAAAGGAAGAACGACCATGACATACGGCGTACAGGTGGTAGATAATGCCATCAAAGAGCAGATCGTAGACAAGTTCATCGGCACCAGCGCGGGACGTAAGCACCTCGCGGCCTCGATGATCCAGCCGCTACGCGAGCGTCGCGACTATTCGAGCGTTGGTCGTAAGACCTTCCTCGTAGAGCAGCTCCCGGACGGCGCCCTCCCGATTTACGATAAGGACCCCGATGTGGTCGCTTACGTGATCGGCGAGGAAGGCGAGTCGATCACGGCTGTGGCCAAGCCCCGCCGCGTGATCTTCCCGCTCTTCGAGATCGCGGCGCTCCCCAAGGCTCCGCTTACGCAGGTGAAGGAGCGTCGGTACGACCTCCTCAAGCGTATGCAGGACCTCGGTAAGGCCCAAATCCAGGCTGCCGAAGACGACCGCGTGTTCAGCATCCTCGATGCTATCGCGGTAAACGGCTTCGACTCGCTCCCCGGCGGCACGAACCCCGATATCCCCGTAGTGGCTCCCATCTCGCCCGCCATCCTCGCGGATGCGTTCGCCGAGATTGAGCGTCACGACCTCCGGGTCGCTCGCGTGTACATGAACGCGACGGACTACGCGGACATCCGTAAGTTCGGGCGTGACGTACTCGACATCGAGAGCCAGGCCACGTTGTGGAAGACGGGCATGATGGCGACGGGCTGGAATGCCCAGTTCATCATTTCGCGTATTGTTCCAGCTGGCGTGGTATACGTTTGTTGCGAGCCCGAGCTTTTCGGTAGAATTCCCGTTCGTACGGAACTGACCGTTCTGTCGGCCGACAATCCCGAGGAACGAACAATCGGTTTCAGCATGTTCGAAAATCTTGGGATCGGCGCATACAATCCTCGCGGTTTAGTCCGCCTCATTGTTCAGCGCTGATACTTAGTCTCAAGACTACGATGAGCCCTGGTTTCGTAAGAAGCTGGGGCTCATTCGTATTTAATATTTAAGTATTAAGGCTTATAATGAATTGTAAAGTTATATATGAATTGCCGCATTTGTTACCAAGCCAGTATTTATGATTTATGCAACATATGCCGCCAAAGGACCAATTATCTTGAAAAGTATCCCATATTAAAATTGATCTTGACACCAAGCAGCCTTGATTTGTTTAAAGAGAAAGCTTCCCATGCAGATATAAAGAGAGTAGATGTTATATGTACAGAATGTAATTCTATCTCAAATGTTGATTTAATGAGCATTCTTAAATATATTCGAAGAAAGCTAAAAGCTAATCCCTATTCATCTTATAAATGTCATCCTTGCTCCAAGCGAGGCAGTACGAACATAGGTTTAAAAGAAGTACTTAGTGTAATCGATGTTAATCTCACAAACGAAAAATATGGGGGATTATCTAAAAACCTAAAAAAGGGGTTTGCTGTAGTCAAATGTGAAGATTGTGGTCGGTTGTCAGATGTTAAATGTAGTAGTTTGTTGCACGGAGCCCGAAGACATTTAAGACTTGGTAGGTCTTGTTTGTATAAATGTTTTGACTGTGGTGTGAAACTGCCAGATGCACTAGCAAAATCCTATGATGCTAGAGCCCAGTTACTGGCATCCGGGGCGAGATCTTATATAGAGGTAGCACTTGCCAATCGATTAAATTTAATGAATATAAAATATGAAGAGCAGTATAAAACAGATATGTATGTATGGGATTTTTTCTTGCCGGATTATTCTTTACTTATAGACGTGAATGGTGAATACTTCCATGGGCTTCCCCGTAATGTGTCAAAAGACAAGTCAAAACTTACGTATATATCTCGTTATTTACCACATTTAAAGACTTTGATTATAGAAGAGAAACGATTCCTTAATCCACTTATGGTGGATAAGATAATAGAGGAGGCAATAGGTAAAACTGCTAATTTAACAGTGAAAGAATTTATCTTTTCTGATGTTAAAATAGAATCTCAATCCCAGATTAGTAAATCAAAACGTTCATTAATATCAGACTTCCTTACTTCCTATCATTACTCAGGCTTTGGGCGTAATGGTAAATTCGTTATAACTGCAAAATTAGATGATTTATTAATAGCAATATGTAAATTTAATACTACTACTCGACAGTCAACGGCATCTTCCTTAGGATATAAATGTTACGAAGTTCTTGAACTTGACAGGTTTTGTATACACCCCTTATATCATAAGAAAAACTTTGCATCTTGGTTCTTATCTCGATGCATGAAAATGGTTTTTGAATCTAACCCTTTGGTTAATTGCTTAGTATCATTTGCTGATCCCACATACGGTCATTCTGGGACTATCTATAAAGCTGCCAATTGGATATCAAAGGGAAAGACTAATGCTAGTTATCACTATATGGATCATCTTGGGGTACCAATTAACAAGAAGCGAGTATACGACTTTGCTCAAAAGCTTAAAATGAAGGAGGCGGATTATGTAGCCTTACACGGCTTAGAAAAGTATAAAGAATTACCGAAGAACCGTTTCATATTTAAACGTACATAGAGATAACGCTATCGGGTGGAATTATTATGATTTCTTCCTTGGTAGTCTTTTAGTTTCTTTTTTAGTTTTGGATCCCCGTTCTTTATCTTTCGCTCTCCGTAGGATAGCCGCTGGCATTGACAATTCACGGAATCCTTCTCGTAAATTAGTATCGCGTTTTGGGCGAGAAGATGAAGAGTGGATTTGAACGTTTTGAGGGCGTAAAATTTTGACCGTCGTAACTGTATAAGGTGAGTACTGGAATGTTAACGTGGCTTAGATAATATAAAGAACTACCTAAAATTCGCTACACATTGGAGCGATGATAGATTTTTTTTAATAAATGATAGTATGGATGATCTACTTCAAAAAGTCTTAGATATGGGATCTGCACTAATGACCTGGAACCTTAAGTTTGACGTATTTCCTAATATTAATACATGGATAAAGAATAACTGGACGGCTCCCTATGGGTCGGAAGTAGCAGAGCGGTATTTATATGCTTGCATGGCAGAGCGCTCCGCTAGTTATCATGGTAATCAATATGTTGACCATAGAGAAAAAAATGATGCTTATAAAGCGCTAAAAAAGGTTATAGCTGATTTAAAAGGCGACGCTTTAAAAGGCGACGTTTCTCCTTCGCGCGTATCTTCTGCCCTTCGTCGCATTGCCTCTGCTATCGATAACTCTAAATATCCTTCTCGCGATATAGTAGCAAGAGATCTTACTAATCTAATACATCTGATCTCCTCAGGAAAATAACCTATATATTCGATTATTCAACATGCATTCCAGTATGCGACTATATCAAGAAAATCTGCGTAAGATCTAGTAAAAAATCAGGGCTACCATTTATTTCCTGCGGATTCTTAGAAAATCAAAAAGAAGCCCTTATTTAATAACTTAAGGGACAAATAATTCTAAAGGAAAGTCCTGCCGAGGATCCGGAGAAATGGAATCAGAAGAATAATATTATTTAGTGATATTTTTCCGTTAGTCTTAAGCGGCCCTTCTTGAGCCCTAAGCCATGAACACCCACCTAAGGTAGGTATTCATGGCTTATACGTTTCTCAACTACGCTCTGAGTAGTCTCGTCAGTGTGTTTCAAATATCTAAGTATATAAGTTCTCTCGCTCGGCCTTGCTCCAGATCTATCACGTCTTTAAAATTCGCGTAATCAATATTTTCATCATATTAGCGAACGTCTTGCTAAAACATTTCTTGATTCTCCATCATATTAGCGGCGATCCCGCTAAATAATTTCTTGTCGTATATTATTCGATATTCGTAATCCGTTCCGACATTCTCTAATATTTCACATTCTCCTAATTCCATTTTATATTTGTTTTTTAGATTTTCTAAATCACGTTTTACACGTGCTCTTACGGTGAGTTTTCCTTTTTCCTTTTCTACTACACTGAAAAACCCATACCTCGTAAATAACCACATTAAAAACTTTACAAGATCGTTCAAAATTTATCACATTGTAACTTTTATTTCTTCTTAAATAGTCATGAGTATCGCCACTGAAGGTTTTGGTTCATTATTTTCGGTGGCCGTCGAAAATGTAACCGGTGATACTGGTCCTATTGGCGATACTGGACCCACGGGTGATATGGGACCGATCGGTCCTATAGGTTTAACGGGACCGACTGGTCCTTATGGTGATACCGGTCCTACTGGTAATATCGGTCCTACCGGATCCAGTGCTAATCTTACTGATTTTTATAATAGTATATCAAGTTTCATCCTTCAGCCTTCCGGTGATGTGACTGGTGCTGTAGATACAGCGAATTTAAATAACTATTTGTCGCTTTACTCAGTCGTCTATTTAGTTAGTGGTCAAATTTATCATGTGAATTCTAGTATTTCTATTCCAAGTGGTCGTACTATTACTTCTACTTTATCTGAACGCGCTATAATTCAGCAGGGTTCTGGCTGGATTAATTCTGGAGCGGTTCGCACAAATAGCATTTTTAATCTTCGCAGTGTACCAACTGCAACTACAACTACAGTAGGTACTACATCCCCAAGAGAACAGTTATCAATTATTTTAACGAATGCGAGCTCTTTTACAGCTGATTCATATTTCAAGATAACCGGAATATCTCCAGCCGGAACGGATTACTATGGAAGCAGCACCGGATCGCTCGCGGTATCTGATGAATTACTTCAGGTGGCTAGCACTAACGTTAATACAATAGTTCATAAATTAACTCAATATGCTCACCACGGGGCAGGCAAGACGGTTACTCTTCTATCGTCAATAACACGAGACGTAAATATAAAGAATATAAGGTTTGATGTTTGGGATTCTTCGAATCTCAGACCATTAGTCGGAACCGCAATCGAGGCTGATTTTGCTCTGCGCGTTAATATAGAAAATTGTGCTTTTAAGGGTTTTACTTATCGACCGATCGATTTTTATGCAGTTCGCGAGTCAACGGTCATTAATTGCGTCGGTTTAGGTGCAAATAATGGTCGTATAATGTGTTGGACCTGCCAAGACATACTGGTGGATAGATTTAGAGACATTTTGGAGGAACGGTATTATGTAAACCCCTATGGAGGTGTCCCGACACCAGCTTTAGGATGGCGTTCTCAGCCTATTAGAGTAAAATATTATAATTGTGAAGTATCCTTTGCTCCCATGGCACTCATGTGCTGGGGAGGCGTTCGGTGTTTTATGCAGGCAAACGTTATGGAAGTAGATGGCGGTTACTGGTTAGCAAATAATCCTGAAGACAATGCTGCTAGTCGACGTGGTTTTGTGATAGACACGGGTCCGAATAACCTAAATCTTGCAGAGTTCGGATTCGGTTGCGATTTCGATATAACGTGCAGTCGTTGGAATAGTGGAAACTATTTATATCCTCCTCTGATGTCTAATTCCATCTATAATTACGCTGCTGCAGCATATTTACATGATCAGTATCAGATTCGTCTGAGGTTTCGTTTATCTAATAAAGGGGCTACTGGAAACACTGCGGGAAGTTACAGTTATTTAGCCTGTTTAACGCAGGACGTTGAAGGTCAGATTGATATTAATATCGTAGGATCATCAGTCGGATTAGTGTGTAATGGTACGTTTAACTCCCTACGGGGTGATTTTTTCATGAGCCCCGTGCCAGGAACCGGTGCAGCCACTGGACCTTATCCTTTAGCTATGAATTGTGTAAGTCCTCCTACTTTAAATAATTTCTATGCAGGAGGTGGGTTCAATGTATTCATGGATAGCAGCACATCATTTTTGCCAGCGGCTACTGACCAGAGATACCCATTTATTCAGCGTTGTTTTATTCCAGTAGTAGGTATTGCGAATATGAGAGCCGAAAATATTCAAATAGCCCGAACTGGATTTAGTCCTACTTTTGGTCGAGGTTATGATATTCAGACCGGAAGAGCAGATACGGCACTATATATTCTAAACACCAGTACATCAGGCAGTACAGCTTGCGCCGTAGCATTGGGTACAAGTTCTACTGCTACATGTGTTGTACCACTAGGCCCCGAGGCCGTTACTCCAATGCTAGGTACTGCGGTAATAGAACGAGGTCAGCCCTTGGAACTATCCAACATAGGTCGTGCTATTCCCTTGACGTCGGGAGCCACGGATCTCATCACGATATCTAAAAACATCGGTCGATGTCAAACCAGAATATCAGCAGATGGATACATCCAAATAGGAAGGTGATGAAATGTTCACGCTAAAAGATATTACTGAAGTAGTGCGGAATGGAAAAAACATAACGGAGATGATATTAGAATCAGATGAGATAGAGTTAGACGTCAGGATCACTCAAGTAGTCCCTAACCTTGTGGATCCACTCGAGGTTTCTCCGGTCGGTTTTATCCCTGGAGAATATACTCTACGAGAATTATATCCTAACTTATCTGAATCTCTATATAGTCAGGCGCGTTCGTGGTTTGGTAGTTG